GAAATGAAAAATGAAATTTGGGTTACAAGCTATTCTCAAACTGGTGGGAATTTTCACCTAGAACCGATTGAGGATTATACTAGATATACTCAATGGGGCTTTCTCTCTGAGGAAGTTATTACGGACTTTAACATGGTAGGAGCTTTTAACACTAGTATAGAAGCAAATAATTTTGTCGAACACATCAAAGACCAAAAGCGGATAAAACTCGGAGTACCTAGAAAAAAAGTATTCTCCGAGATGCCAAAAGAAAGCGAAGCAATGCTGAATAGTTTAATCGTCAGTTATTCACCTAGCGAACAAATTGCCCATATTGAACCTTATCGCAGATATGTTGAATATGTTAGGCAAGGGTTTTTCGCAGGTCATCCAATCGACGATTTCAACATGATAGGAGCTTTTAATAGCGAAGAGAAAGCAAATTCATTTCTAGCTGAATTCCAGGAGGCAAGACGAGCTATGACGGAAAAGAAAAAGGCCAATAAGCTAAGTTTAGTCAGCGACACAAGGGAGTAATCATGGAAACCGAACGATGGATTGTCACTTACAGCGAGCAGCAAGGATGCTTCCACAGGGAGCTTCTTCGGGAATATTTATCACGGCCAGCAAATGGTTTTGTCATGCTGGCCACTTTCGATAGCTGCGAGGCTTGCGGAGAATACATTGAGAAAAGATTTAAAGCGCTGCGTAATGAAAACCCCGTTTGATCCCCACGCCAGACAGGCCCGGAAATAAATTTGCAGCCCATTTGAGCAAGAGATTGGCCACTTGAAACGCCGAACCCTGCCTCACCTACCAGTGACCACTTTGACTAGGCCCAAATCGCCTAAAAACGCTTAGTGAACAAGTTGAGAAAAATTAATAATTAATTTTACTAGCGATATTCTTCGTGGTAAACCAATCTACTACGAGGAAAATATGAAGCAAGACATTGGCAAAATTGATATTCAAGAAAGAAAAATTAAATTGCAAGAGCGATTCGCAGCGCTACTGCAAAAACTAAATGGGATGCATCCTAAGTTATTAGAGGAGTTCCACAAGGTACCACCGAAGCATCAAAGACTGTATCTAGACGTTCATTGCTCAGGTCAAAAGTCTTACACGAAATCAATCAAGTTAAAGTGCTTGCAATGCCAGGATTGGGATACGTCGCAGATTAAAATTTGCACTGAAAAACAATGCCCGATAAATAAAATTAGGCCTTATCAGGAGAAGTGAATAAATGAATAACCAAGTGGTAATCGGGCGAATTAAGATAGTTTTGCGTGATTTTCATAATGAATTTGGTGATGAAGTTTATATTCCAAGCGAAGATGACCTTCGTGGCTTTGCAGTAGATATTTTAAACAAAATGAAAGAAATTGAGATTAAGTGTGAATAGGGAACTTGCAAAATATTTTGCCAAGCAAATCATCTAAATAAAATTCGTCCCTACCAGGAGAAAAAATAATGGAAACTGAAGAAAAGTTCATCAAAGAATTTTTGCAAAAAATGGCAAGTCAAAATAATCGGGGCACTGCTTCCCCGTACTTTTACGTCATTCGGGACAAAAAAACTTTATTGGCCCCTCTCTAAAAATGTTTATTCTCACACTTCGGGATTGAAAAAGGAAATTTAGATTTATGAAACAGTACGATCTAGAAGATTTTCTAACGATCCAATCAATTTATCAAAAGTACGGCCACCGAAATCAACTTCTCAAACTCGCCGAGGAGTGCAGCGAACTAGCGAGAGCTTGTTGCAGAATTGTGATGGATCAAGATCAGGAACCAGGACGTGCGATGGATTTATCTAATCTCTATGAAGAAATTGCGGACGTGCAAATTTTAATAGATCAACTTTACCATTTTAATTGCGGCCCAGAGATTTCAAAAGCGAAACAATACAAAATTGAGAGAGTAAAAAAACTTTTATGAAAAAAATAAATTTTGTCCAACTACTTGCTGAATACATCGAAATGCTACCGATTGAAAAGATGAGTGCACATCACATAGCATACAACATCGTGGAGAAATGCGAGGACTTGGGCATGAGTTACCGAGCAGAAGATTGTGATTGTCCTGCAGGCTTGGAATGGGAGGGAGAAGATGCCTAGGTATTTCGATAAACCCCTCCCACGATCCACTCGGGATATTTTTTTACTCGACGATAAATATTATTTCTACGACGAGGATTGTTTCGGGACACCAATCCAAAACTTCAAGCTACCAATCACAATTGACCAGATTCTTGCGTCAACCGTCGATCACAAAAAAACTACTCACGCAAAAACGATCTACGACATTTTAGTCGATATGCCCAAATTCAAAACTCATCCAATCGACAGCTACCGACTTAAACACATCTTCGAGGAGTTTATTCTTGCCTCCGGGAGTTCCCAGTATTTTACCAACGATGAAGGAAAGATACTCATGTTGGCAGCAGGATTTACACCGACACAAAAGGGTAAGGTTAATTGGCGGTGGAATACCTCATTTGCCGAGATAAATCGGGTTTTTCTTGGCATAGACAAGCATAATAGAAATGCCAAAAGCACGCTAGGCAATGTTATAGAAAAAGGAGGGTGTCAAATATTTGACACTTTTGTTTGAATTGTTTGAATTGTTTGAATTGTTTGAATTGTTTGAATTGTTTGAATCTGCAAAATAATTTTGTACGCCTAGAACTAATTTAATTTTTGGTTTAAATTAAATTGTCCCTAGGCGGTAAGGTACACCGATGCATAATTCCAACTGGGACAGGGAAAGCTAGACGTACCGGAGTGCTCGGCCCTCAGGGGAAGCAGAACTCGCCCTTAGCGGCAACATATATGCCTACGGTGGAAGATACCTGCTAAGGATGGACTAGCGTAAATAGGCGACCGTTCGCCTAAGAGAAAGTGCACACACACTAAACGCTACGAGGAGGCATTGCCCATTACTAGGGTAAGAGGGAGAGCTAACCCTAGAAAAAGCAGTAATGGATGAATAGTTAATATTTAAAAGGCGATTAATGAAAATAAAAAACTAGAAATCACTCTAGTAAAAAAAAGGAGTTCAAGATGGAAGAGGAAAGACTTTGTGATTGCGGAGAATGCAAATACTGCGAGGTATTTTTATCAAGTGATTATGATTATGATTCAGGCGATTACTAGTGCGAAAGTTGCGGCGGCGGTTGCCTGCGTTGCGAATGAATTAGCAAAAAAAGGAGTTCAAAAATGAAAACAGAAAAACTGGCAGGAGGTATTTTAGTTAATGGTCAATTTTTATCTATGGAGAAAAGACTAAATGGCGCAATCAGGGATTATAAAAAATGGCTTGAGAAACAAGAAGAAAAACAAAAGCTGAGATTTGCCGGGCTGACATTGCAAGAAGCACTAGATGCAAAAAAAAGATTGTATGAAAAATTGAAAAAAGGCGAGATTACGCAGGAAGAAGTTAAAAATTGGCGTAAAAATCATTGCATTTAAAACAAAAAAAGGAGTTCGAGATGGGGATCACAATAACAAAAGAAATTAACGAGGTTTTAGCAGGCAAGGGAGAGAGCGCTAGACGAAAAATCTTAGACGATGCATGGAAGGCTTGTTGCGACGGAGAGTGGTTGGCAACAATCGGCGTAGATCAAGGCGTTGATCCTTGGGAAAAAGACGGAGAGGAGGCCAGAAAAATAGAATTAGAAGCTGTGGAATCAGCGCTAGAGGACTGGGAAAGTGAGTTGGCGCTTAACGAAATTGATTTAGAGACTTTTCTTTTTGGCGGCCGGCATTGGATCGATGGCAATCCTTACCGAGAAATTCAGGTTGAAGGTTTCCATTGCATTTACAAAAAAGACGAGTACCCAGAAAGCTTCGTTTCGTTTGAAAATTTCAGGGAAACGGCAATTGACTTAATTGAGTTGTACGGTTGGGACGAAGAAAATAGTCAGGCAGTAGATTACTTTGAGGCCACACAGAATTTTAATAAGGGTGACCTTGACGAATTGGATTTAGAAAAAATTTACAACGAAATAATGGCAGAAGAAGAATAAAAAAAGGAGTTCGACATGGCACGAATGACAGTGGCAACGAGAGATGACATTCTAAGGCTAGCAGCGGAAGGTTTGACGAAAGCAGAGATAGCAAAACGGGCTGGAGTTGACCAAAGCAAAGTTGAAAAGATGGAAAACTGGACATTCAAAACGCCAAGATTTTATCAAAGTTACTTTTTGAATAATATTGACATTTAGCACACAAAAGTAAATTCTTGGGGCATGGAGGCCCATCATGGAATTAGAAAAACTCATTTGGGATGTTAGAAAGATTGCTATTTCGTCCCTGATACCCAATGCAAACAATCCCCGAACAATTACCAAGTCAAAATTAGAATCACTCGAAAAATCGATTGATACTTATGGAATTTTCAAACCGATCATTTGCGATTTTGATCTGACGATTTTAGGAGGGACGCAAAGACAAAAGTTAATGTTGAAAAAGTTTCCTTCGGACTATGAAGTTTTAGTTTCAATTCCCAATCGGCCATTAACTGAGCGAGAAAAACAGGCAATCATATTGCTAGACAATGGACACCATGGTGATTGGTCAATGGACGTACTGGCAAATTTATTTGAAATCGAACTAATACACTCGCTAGATATTGATATTAAGATACCACCAATTGAAATTGCTCCTCCTGGCGAGGACGACGAGGAGGACGACACTAGCTTGGCCGATGAGCTTAGTAGAAAGTGGTTACTTGAAATTCAACTCCCAAATGAAATGGAGCTTAGGGATATTTACGATGAGATGATTAGTCGTGGGTATATAGTGAAAGAAAAAAAATGAGTTATTTGTCAATCTTGCCGGCGTTGCAATTCCTACAAGTCGTTCTCAGGTTATCTTCTTTGTTAGTCCCCCCTTTTTTTACAGGCAGAATGTGGTCGACTTCCAAAACAACAGAATGGTCTAATGCCGGACTGTTGCCGCACAAGACGCACTTGAAATTATCTCTTTTCATTATGTCATACCGTAGCGACTTGTTGAGTTTTCTGCGAGATAGGATGATTTTGGCCTTTTCTTTTTGTTTAATATTGCCGTTATTTTGGTATTTAACAAATTCGGCAAGGGCCTTTTTCCATGATCCAAAATGATTGTAGTAGGTTCCCCAGTGGATAGAGCTAGGATAATTTAACATATCGTTAATTACGGGTTGTCTTTTGTTGTGATCCCAAACCTTTTTTATGTTATCAAGCAAGTCCTCCCTGGTATAGCGATTCGTGGAGTTTTTAAAGTCCAATTGGTACACGGTTTCTCCCTCGTGGTATTGCAAATAGAATTAGAAATGAGATTGTAATTATAACGAGATGTAACTGAAGTCAACTGGCATTTAAAGCAGTGGCCGCTTATCACAAAAAGAAATAGTCTCTTGCGCCAAAACAAAAAACACTGTAAATTAAAATTAGTAGATTTGTGATTTACTAAAAACCTTCGTGAGGGACTATGAAAGAAGCAGACAAACCAAAGCGCAAGTATAACTACACCAAGAAAACCGGCGCTCCTACAAAGTACAAAAAAGAATATTGCCAGGTAGCTGAGGACTTAACTGCACAAGGTTATTCCTTGCCAGTTGTAGGCCTGGACTGCGGAGGAGTTCTTTGCGACACGGTAACGGATTGGATGAAAGCATACCCCGACTTCTTCCTCTCTATTAAAAAAGGCCGAGCAAAAAGATTGAAAGAATTAGAGTTCATGATTACCTGCCACTCAAAGGGAATTAAGACAAAATCTTTCGATCCAAAAAATAGCAATTTGACAGCAATTATCTTTGAATTGAAAACTAGATTTCACGAACAATGGTCAGACAAACAAAAAATATTAGAGATGATTTCAAAGGCAGGCGGTAAAATCCAAATCAATATTGATTCGTCGGATGCCAAACTTTAAAAAAACCTACAAGCAAGAGATTGCCACCGAATTAATGGCCTCCGATGCAAAACATATCATGTTATACGGTGGAAGTAGATCAGGCAAAACGGCAATCAGTTGTCGCAATATCATGATCCGAGCATCAAAGGTAAAGTCACGCCATATTGCTTTACGCTTGCACTTCAACTCGGCAAAAACTTCCCTCTGGTTGGACACCATCCCCAAGATCAGGCAACTTTGTTTCCCTGATCTTGAAATAAAAACTAATTCTTCCGACTACTACTTGAAGTTCCCCAACGATAGCGAGTTTTGGATTGCAGGCCTTGACGATGCCAAACGAGTTGAGAAAATCTTAGGGAAAGAATTTTCTACCATGTTTTTTAACGAGTGCTCCGAGCTTTCTTACTCGGCCGTACAGGTAGCGCTCACCAGATTAGCGGAGAAAAATGATCTGGCAAAAAAAGTCTATTACGATATGAACCCTCCCACAAAGTCCCATTGGTCATACTGGCAGTTTGAGAAGAAGCTAAATCCAATCGATAACGAACCACTCAAACGCCCACAAGATTACGCCTCTCTGCTAATGAATCCCATCGACAATTTAGAAAATATTGATGCGGACTACCTGACAATGCTTGAAGGCCTCCCACTAGCTGAGCGTAACCGATTTATGCTAGGCCTTTACGGCGACAATACCGGCGGCCAGGTGTACTATGCTTTCAATCGAGAGAAGCACGTTCAGCCTATCAAACAAGATCCCGGGACACTAATAATTGGCAATGACTTTAACGTCAACCCGATGACTGCCATTGTCTCCCAGTATCTAGGCAAAATTTTCTATATTTACGACGAAGCATTTTTGGAGAATAGTGATACCTGGAAGATGGCAGACTACCTTATAAGCAAAAACTACGTTGGGGACGTTATCCCCGACAGTACCGGACGAAACAGGAAAACGTCTGGCCAGTCGGATTTTGACATTCTAAGACAGAAAGGATTTAACATAATACCTACTCGTAACCCATTTACTCAGGATAGAATTTTGAATGTCAATAGACTTTTCACCGAGAACAGGATTATTATTGATCCAAAGTGCAAAAAATTAATAAACGATTTGGAAAAAGTACGGTGGAAGGATAACCAACTGGATCAGACAACTGATAAAATGCTCACGCACATTTCAGATTGTCTCGGTTATGTTTGCTGGAAACTTGATCCATTCGGGATGGATAGAGCATCAAGGAGCTTTCTGCTATGATAGATATTAAAGCAATCACGGATTACGTTAAGGCCAATCAACCTTTTCTGGCGCATAACTTCGAGATATTCGAGATACTAGAAGGTGATCTTTTCCCTCGGCTAGTTCGTGAGGTGAGGAATCAATTACTTTCCGACCGAGCTTTTGCCGTCGCTCAGAAGTTAATTCCTCCGATCAATATCATCAAACGGTTGACCGAGAAACTCACTCAAATCTACACCTTGCCTCCAGTCCGCACGGCAGCTAAGCCCAGCGACCAATTGTTAATTGACTATTATGTTAATTTTGCCAACGTCAACTCATCGATGGAAGAGTGCAATCGTTTTTACAACTCACAAAAAGTTGGAGCGGTTGAACCATTCCTCACAAAGAAAAATGAACCGATGATTAGACCTCTATCAGGACACCAATTCCTTCCCTACTCCGATAACATCGGCAGCGATAGCATACCGTTCTTCGTCGGTGTACTTCCTACTCAGTTTGATCTGGTAGGCCGCTTTGTTCTTCTCTTCCTTCTTCTCGTCGCTCATCTGCTGGCGCTCCAAATTCTTCGATGATTTCGGTTTCTAATATTTCTAGTTGCTCGCTGTCTAGGTCTTTGTGAATGATCTGCCTTGCACGTTTGCGAGAAGTAAGGGCCTCTCTTACTAACTTAATTTGGTTATCTACAACCGTTGTTAAATCTTCGTTGGGCTTTAGATCCTGAAACTCGATTGATGGTTCAAACTCATCTGAAAATCGTGGCATGCCTTGAATCTTGCCAGAATCCACCCAATGGTTATGCACTAAATGCAAACGATCCCAGAAATCTTTTTCTACTTTCTGGAAATATTCAGTTTGCTTGGCGTAGTCTGCTGATATGTCCATCTCTTTTATCATCATAGCAATACCGGAGAGGGAGTTTTGATTGCCTGCTGCTTCTCCTGGACGTAGACCTCTAGTTTCAAACCACATATTGAGTAAACCAAAAATGTAATTTTGTACTTCGGCAATGTCAACTTGCGGTTTGATTGTCCCGATCTCTGGTTTGTTGCCGCCAATATCTGACTTAAAATTCCAGAAAGCATCGGGATTAATTTCTAGGTTGGTTGAGTCAACATCGATACCATAGATGATCGAGTGAGTTTGCATTTTGATGGCAAAGTTCAAATGAGTGAGCATTGTGGGCGCAAGTAGTCCCATTTTTAAAAGATCGCTATCAGGTTTCGGTAGTAGTAAGTTTTTCGTTTTCCTGGCATAGGTTTGGGGAATAATCTCGAAAGGATTTACTCCACCATTTTCTACCATGTACTC